AAGCTTTCATAACTGCAACCTTATGCTCTTTAATATATTTGTCATACTCCTTACTCATGCTTGTCACCTCCTTCAACCGGGTGAGCTAGGTTACGTTTAAGGTCTATACCCATCTGCTGTAAAGTCTCTATAAACATGTCCATTTCTGCAAAACTCACAAACCCTAAATATAAAGGTTCGCCATTAGGTGCATCCTTTGCTACGGCACCATCGTTATAGGTGAACTCACAGGTAGCAAGCTGCTTAGTCTCAGCCAAACCGACACATACACCCGTTACCGCTGTATCGAGATTGTTTCCAAACATCATAAAGCAAGCGCCTCCCCTCTATATGGAATCTGATCTACGTCTCCTCCTGGAAGAGTAACCGACTGCATCATCATCCCCGTTTCTTCATCAAAATATATATCGTCCAGCTTATGATCCCATTCCTGGAACTGCTCCAGCACATTGTAGTTTCTCTGTTTTCTGAGATTGATAAGTTCGTCACTTATAAGTCGTCTCCACTTACGTGCAAGAGGCTTTCTGCTCTGGGCTAATATGTTATATAACCCAGACTCAGTAACAAAGCTGACCGATCTACTCTGCCCTGCAACTACCATTGGTAGTATCAGCTTTTCGTCTGTCTCCACCATACCGAGCATATTCCAAGTATTTCCCGCGCTATAACCAACCATATCTGCCACATCTCTAGCACTGAACAAAGGTTCGTCCAACGACGAATATACGTCTAACTGCCTCTTATCAAAAGTAAGAGTACCTACCTTATTGGTATTCATGTCACTCCTCCTTATCTGAGCTGTTTACACCCTCTTCTGGTTGGGTCATATATTTACTCATATCCATGCCCCAAGGATATTTGCCTGATCTTATACCCTCTTTTTTCTTCTTACAATCTGCTTCAGCTTCTTCTCTCTTCCGTTTCTCTCCAACACGCTTAGCAACCTTGTTGACCAATTCCTTCCATTTCCGCCTAGTAAGCCCTGGCCATATTTTATTCTGTCCCTGACATTCATCGATCATGCCAACGATTTCCTTCTCGACCTCGTCCGAAACAGCCCGATCTGTTATCATTGCATTAGTCTTTGTATCTTTCTTATCTGCTACATAATGATCTATTGGTACATACTTCTTGAATACCTCATAATAGTTACCCTCATTGCCGAACATCTTCTTGCAAACAGCCATAGCAAAACCTTTCTCAGGATCATAGTATTCATGTTTTCCAGCCCTAACCATAGTTTTGGTTCCATCCTTCCAAAGTATGATAGTTACTCGATCACTAAATATAACGTCCTTTATGTTTGATCTAATATCACAATTCATAGTTGTTTCCTCCTTTATACATGCAACGACATTTGGTTTGCATAATTCTGTAGATAAGTGACACTGTCTGAGTATCTCGCTGGTCAGGCGGTCTATTTCTATTCCATATGCCTCATTATGACCAGATAATCCATATATGCTATTGAGTAACAGCCTTTTAGCAATGTCTACTTCATTTTCTGCTCTCCGAAACACCTCTGCCATAAAACAATGCAAATCTATAAAGATTTTTCCACCTGGGGTCATTCGACTTTCGATTCTACTAACCATAGAGGCTTCAATTGAAATGCCGTAATAATAGACAATATCGATCCTAAGTCCTAATAGGACCTCAGGTCTACGTGCAAACATTATGTTATATGGCCCAATGCGCACATTACGGTTCGCTCCAACACCACTATATCTATATAGCGTTTTATCAACTGGATTTTTCATCACCCAATCTGATGCATCGCGAATAAACTTACTTATATCACTCTCATATTTTGTAACAACAACAATATTCATAAAAATCTCCTCCTTAAAATATAAAAGAGACCTAGCATATTACTACGCTAAGTCTCGTGTGATCTATTCTTACATATTATTTGAATGGCAGTTCATCCCCATCGTCAGGTGCCTCTTCCTCTGCAAAACGCTGAGCAAACCTGTCAATATTCTGCTCCACATATATATTCTGTAAATATGCAGCTCTACCACGTTTCTCGTTCTTAGTACCTTCCTGAGTTACCCAATCATATGGTCGAATATCAAGATCGACCC